ATTACTTCTGGTAAAAGCACAAAGGTAATCATGGTTTCAACGCCTCACGGCATGAACCATTTTTACAGATACTGGCACGATGCACAGAGAGGGAAGAACGAATATACGGCTACAGAAGTTCACTGGTCTGAAGTCCCTGGTAGGGATGCTAAATGGAAAGCACAGACCATTGCCAACACCTCAGATCAGCAGTTCAAAGTTGAGTTTGAGTGTGAATTCCTTGGATCTGTTGACACTTTGATTAGTGTTGCTAAATTAAGAAACCTTGTTTTTGACGATCCAATACAGAATAATGGAAAGGGACTCGTGGTATATGAAAAACCACAGAAGGATCGTGATTATATCGTAACTGTTGACACTGCGCGTGGCATTGATCATGACTATTCGGCATTTGTAATTTTTGATATTTCAGAGTTCCCATATAAAACTGTAGCAAGATATAAGAATAATGAAATTAAGCCCATGCTATTCCCAAATATTATTTTGGATATGGCGAAAGCTTATAACAATGCTTATGTATTGGTTGAGGTTAATGATATTGGAGAACAGGTTTCATCAATTTTACAATACGATCTAGAATATGAGAATATGCTGATGTGCTCTATGAGAGGTAGAGCAGGTCAACAAGTAGGTACAGGTTTCAGTGGTAAGAAAACCCAACTGGGTGTCCGAATGACTGCTGCTGTAAAGAAGACTGGTTGTTCAAATCTAAAGGCATTAATAGAAGAAGATAAGCTAGTAACCAGTGATTATGATATCATTGCAGAATTGACAACATTTATTCAGAAAAAACAATCGTGGGAAGCGGAAGATGGATGTCACGATGACCTTGCAATGTGTTTGGTTATTTTTGCATGGTTAGTGGCTCAAGATTACTTCAGAGAGATGACGGACAATGATGTCCGCAAGAGAATCTATGAAGATCAGAAAGATCAGATCGAACAAGATATGGCACCTTTTGGATTTATCAGTGATGGATTAGATGATGAGTCATTTGTTGAAGGTGGAGATAGGTGGACTGTAGATAAGGAGATGTCATCAACATATGGTGACATGTCTTATATGTGGGATTACAATTGATGGAACTAGATGATGAATTTGAGTTAGGTCATCTATATCTTTCTGAAAGGAAATGTAGGACTTGCAATAAGATGAAAGATTTGATGAATGATTTTTATAGAACTCATAAAGATAGAGGTGATTCTCCATCAGCATATTCATATGAATGCAAGTCATGCACTAAAGAAAGAGTAGTTATGACAAGGAAACAAAAAGATAGATTATTGTATTGGTGCTATCCAGATTGGTAGTGTTCATGTATGGTTTCCCCACTCAAAAAGGTCTAAACTCTAAATATTAGTAGACAAAATTGGATTCTATTGGGAGTTAAAGATGCCGCTCAACCTAGCATCTCCTGGAATTGTCGTAAAGGAAGTTGACCTAACCCAAGGTAGAGTAGACCCCACTTCTACTCTAGCTGCAGGTATCGTAGCTCCCTTTGCAAAAGGACCAGTCGAGAAACCCACACTTATCGAAACCGAGGCGGATCTTCTAGAGACCTTCGGTTCACCATACAAAGACAGCAACCACTACGAATATTGGTTGACAGCTTCATCGTACCTAGCATATGGCGGCGTACTTCGCGTTGTTAGATCTAACGATACAGAGCTCAAGAACTCCTTTGTTGGTACTGCTAGCAGCGTCACGATTAAAAGCGTAGACGATTATATCAATAAAGGATATTCTGAAAACAACATTAGTAATGTTGTTCTTGCTGCTAGAAACCCTGGTTCCTGGGCAAATGGAATTAAGGTTGCCGTTCTAGACGGTCTTGCAGATCAAGTCATCACTGGTGTTGACACTAGTGCTGTTCTTGGATTTTCTTCTACTGCTAATGGCGGTCTTGCTGCTGTTGCCGGATACGAAAACGGTATTTCAGATATTGATCTGACTGTAGGTCTGGGTGTCACTCAGGCAGTACCTGCTGGAACAGTTGTTGCTGGTGTTGGCGCTACCTCACTGCTTGATGGATACCTTAAGGGTGTAATCACAGAAGTTGGTTCGGGTCAAGTTTCAGTCAAGCTTGTATCACATGTCAGTTCTGCTGGAACAGAAACTTCTGTTGAGTATACTCCTGGTGGAGTTTACGAATTCCAGAACACTGGTTCATTCTCACTGCATGTTCAGTCCAGTGTAGGTGCTTCTAAAAATGGTTGGGTATCAGGAACAGTTGCTTACGGTTCTAGTTTCGCATCCAGTGATTTCTTCACAGCTCTGACTGGTGCAGGTATTACTAGTGGAGATGCTCGTTGGACTGCAGCTGCAGCATATGACGGAGACATTGATTACACTGGTGCTACCGATTGGTTCGATAGTCAAACCATCACTCTTAGCAACGGATCTACAATTGCTTGGAACTCCCTTGCAGATAGACCCGGTACTTCTTCATTCGCTGCAGCTAGAAACGCCAAGAACGATGAAGTTCATGTTGCCCTAATTGACGATGCTGGTAAAATTACCGGTAACGCTGGTACACTTCTTGAGAAGTATATCTCAGCATCTAAAGCAAAAGATTCCGTATACTCTGCTGGTTCTTCTTCTTACTGGAGAAAACTTCTTGAAGTTGCTAGTCAGTATGCATTTGGTGGTGGAGCTCCTGCAGGTATTGTAACAACAGACCTGGATGCAGACTTTGATCCTAAGACTGATGTTGCATGGGATCAAGACACTGAGAATGTTTCTTTCGCTTCCATCGGAAACTATCAAGCATCATTTGCTAATGGTCTTAACTACGGCGGCAAATCTGGAATCAATAGTACAGGTGCTCTTAGCGTAAGCGTAGGAGACCTTTCTAGTGGTTATGATCTTCTTGCAAATAAAGATGCATACGAGTTAGATTTCCTGATGATGGGATCTGCTGCTCACGGTAGAGAGGCATCACAAGCTCTTGCAAATAAACTAATTGCAGTCGCAGAACTTAGAAAAGATTGTGTTGCATGCATCTCTCCCCATAGACAAGCATTCCTTGCTACATCTGGAGATGGAGAAGACCTAACGCTAAGTTCCGATACTGTTACTTCCGCTGTAACTGCATTCTACTCTTCAGTATCCTCATCTTCTTACGCTATTCTTGATAGTGGTTATAAGTACATGTATGATCGCTTTAGTAAAGCGTTCCGTTATGTACCCCTTAATGGTGATATTGCTGGCCTTTGTGCTAGGAATGATATCAATAACTTCCCCTGGTTCTCGCCGGGTGGAACTACAAGAGGCGCAATCCTCAACGCTGTAAAATTAGCGTACACCCCCTCACAAGCTGAAAGAGATAAGTTATACTCCGCAAGAGTTAACCCTGTAATCTTCTCGCCCGGTGCTGGTATTGTCCTCTTCGGTGATAAGACAGCTCTTGGTAAATCCTCAGCATTCGACAGAATCAATGTCCGTCGTCTGTTTATTTACTTAGAGAAAGCAATCTCAGCCGCTGCAAGAGATCAACTCTTTGAGTTCAACGATGAGATTACGAGACTCAACTTCTTGAATATTGTTGAACCTTTCCTTCGCGATGTACAATCTAAGAGAGGTGTTACCGATTTCGTAGTAATTTGCGATGAGACAAATAACACTGCTGCGGTAATTGACAACAACGAATTTGTTGCTGACATCTTTATCAAACCTGCTAGGTCGATTAACTTCATCGGTCTGACATTCGTTGCTACCCGCACCGGAGTCAGTTTTGAAGAAGTTATTGGTCGAGTTTGATCGCCTTATACTAAACTCATAGGAGAACCCAAACAATGGCTATCAACCAACAAAATCCCCCAAAGACTTCAGACAGGACAATTGACAAGTTTAAGTCAAGACTGTCTGGTGGTATTGCAAGACCTAACCTCTTTGAGGTGGTCTTGGCATTTCCAGATGGAGTAGTAGATTCCTCAGTAAATGATCTTGATGCAAAAGCAAGATTTCTTGTGAAGGCAGCTGCTCTTCCCGCGTCAAACATTGCACCAATTAGTGTTCCTTTTAGAGGTCGTACTCTTAAGATCGCTGGTGACAGAACCTTTGACGAATGGACTATTACAGTTATTAACGACACGGACTTTGCAATCCGCTCTTCTTTTGAGAGATGGATGAATTCTATGTCGAAAGTATCTGATAATTCGGGTACTACTAATCCTGAAAGCTACACCAAAGATGCATATGTTTATCAATTAGGCAGATCTGCGGTTGCACCTAATTCTCAGGAATCGGATCAAAATCTTCCCGTTCTTAGAACCTATAAATTCTATAGTGTCTTCCCAACTAACATCTCACAGTTAGACCTATCTTACGATTCTGCAGACGCTGTTGAAGAGTTCACAGTTACTCTTCAAGTACAGTGGTGGGAATCTGCCGGAAATGGTGGAGATGTCGCTTGATAAATAGTCTTTGATATCAAAGACAAAATATTTAAAATGTCGAAACTCTTCGGATTTTCTATTGAAGATAATGAAAAGACCCCCAAGGGTGTAGTCAGTCCCATTCCCACTACAGGTGAGGGTGGGGCTGATTACTATATCCAAGGGGGTTTTTCTAGTCAAGTTGTAGATATTGAAGGTATCTACAAATCAGAGCATGAACTGATCAGAAGATATAGAGAGATGTCTCTCCACCCAGAGGTGGATAATGCGATCGAAGATGTTGTAAATGAAGCTATTGTTTCGGATCAAAATGATTCTCCAGTAGAGATTGATCTAGAAAATCTTAATGCGAGTGATGGTATTAAAAATATCATCCGCAAAGAATTTAAGCACATTAAAGATCTTTTAGACTTTGATCTCAAGTCTCATGAGATTTTTAGAAATTGGTATGTCGATGGTAGACTATACTACAATAAAGTAATTGACATTCAAAATCCAAAAGAAGGTATTCAAGAGCTTAGATATATTGACCCTCTCAAAATGCGCTATGTGCGTAAAGAAAAGAAAAAAGATGATCGGAATGATATTTTCAATAGCGGTGGTGTAAGAGAAGAACAAAAAGTATACTTCCCAGAAATTGAGGAGTATTTCATGTATACTCCCAAACCCCAATACCCAACAAACATTGCTTCCCCTGGTGGTAGCACTGCTATGAAGGGAATTAAGATTTCAAAAGATGCTATTACATATTGCACTTCTGGTCTTGTAGATAGAAATAAAGGATCAGGTCTTTCATATCTTCACAAGGCAATCAAGTCTCTCAATCAACTTAGAATGATTGAAGATTCTCTTGTCATCTATAGATTGTCACGCGCACCAGAGCGCCGTATTTTCTACATTGATGTTGGCAATCTTCCTAAGGTAAAAGCAGAGCAATACCTTCGTGAAGTAATGATGCGCTACCGTAATAAGTTGGTGTATGATTCCAACAGCGGTGAGATTCGTGACGACAAAAAAATGATGAGTATGCTGGAAGACTTCTGGCTTCCTCGCCGTGAGGGTGGTCGTGGCACAGAAATTACCACACTTCCTGGTGGTCAAAATCTTGGCGAACTTGCTGATATTGAATACTTCCAATCCAAACTCTATAGATCTTTAGGTGTGCCTGAATCTAGAATCGCTGGTTCTGGTGATGGTTTCAATCTCGGTCGTTCTTCTGAAATTTTAAGAGATGAACTAAAGTTCTCTAAGTTTGTTGGTCGTCTCCGTAAGCGTTTTAGTGCAATGTTTATGGATATG